GACAGTTACTACGTTACCTCCAGCAGAAGTTACTCCATTAACTGAACTAACAAATACTTTGGTATTTCTCGATAGATTTAAAGCCATTGCTTTCTCCTATTATTTCATCTTTGGAAAGGATTCCGCGTGATTTTAATCAGCGTCTTCGTTTCCTAATATCGTACAATGATAGACATTTCTCCAATACCTAATGGCTGGACTACTCCTTCATCAGTTGACAATGATTCAATTGTCATAGATGTTGTAGATTCATTTGGATCAACGCTGTCGTCATACACTAATGCATCATTCTCATCGATAATCTTTTCAATATCTTCAAGTAATAATGCTAATTCTTCTTGAGAGTCTTCTTCATTGTGAACATAGACTCTTATTGTTAAGTTTAAAAATCTCCATTTAAATCCGCCGGGTTGATATTCTCTTTCTTCGTCTCCCGCTATTACGCAGACTTTTGGATATTGTTCTATTTCATCTAAAAATAGCATTTTTGTACCTACATTTTCAAAAATGTTGCTGTTAAAAGGATGATTTCCATCAATTTCTTTTAATTTATTTGCTACAGCTTCTGCTATTTTCTTTCTCTTTGTTCTGTATATAGCCATTTAAATTCTCCTAAGCACAAATTTGTCTTCCACATGTTTAGCTGCCAGATTTCTTATACTTTTTGCTATTAATGGTTTAGGATTATACCCTTGTGGCCATTGTTTTTCTCCTGTATTTTCAAAAGTCTCATAAGGATTCAATTGATATGAATACTTTCCTATTAGGCTTTTTGGGCCTTCTCTTAAACTTGTTAACTCTACACTATTTGAAAATCTACCTGTTTGATTTATTAGTGCAGGTCTTCCCATATTTCTTCTAACTTCTGCTGGAAGACTTCTATTTATCTTTCCTTTTAATGCAGCTAATGAGAGTGATTTTTCTTTTTTGCCTGATTGTGTATTTCTTTTTACAGGTAAAGTGCCTGAAATATTTATTAAAGAACGCGAGCTTTTTGTTTTCAATATTTTTTCAGGTTTAATTAAATCAAGGTTTCTTTTCTCATTTTTAAAAGTTTTTGCTTTTGATTTAACTTTTTTCTTTAAATTTGTTCTTTTTCTACCCTTAGTTATGGTATCTATTATTTCTTTAACTACATCATCTGCTGCTTCCTCAGAGATTGGAGTACTCATAGTTCTTTTAGGACTTAGTGACTCTTCATCCTCAGCAATTGCTCTATTTACTGCTTTTATATACTCTTTTCTAACATTTGCAAGGTCTGTTCTACCAAAGTTAGGATTCGGCCCGAGAAATATTGAAATAACATTATTTACTCCATATGCTCCCGCTCTTTTCTTTACTTTACTTTGTAGTAATTTAACACCTAAAGCTTTAATTACTTGGTCATATAAATCATGCTCTTTTAACTCTAATCCTGCATCAAACCCTAATTTTGAACCTTTTAGTCCTTGTATTGTTTGTAATGCAGTAGTTGTAGGTATATCATGTTCTCTTTGTACTTCTCTTCTAAAGCTGGTATAAAGAGTTTGATTTGTTTTCCCTGTTCTACTAGGTAATGAAATAGATCCTGGTAATCCTGATGTAAATAAGTTTGCAACCTTTCGTTGAAAACCATCCCACAGATCTTTTGTTACATTATTATATAGTATATCTAAAGTTCTTTTTCCACTACTTGCAGGTCCAGGTATTAAAAATAATAATGACCAAGTTTTGGGTCTTTTTAATCCTACCTCACTAAAGTTAATTCTAAACATAGGAGAGCCGATTAATTTTTCTCCTGTTTTAGTCTTTTTAAAGCCTACAGTTCCAATAACACCCCTTCTTTTTGCGTCAATACTAATTTCTTTAGCAATACTTTCCCACATAGTTTTAGTATTTGCTTCAGTGTATGCTTTTATTTCTGCTGTAGTTAATAAACTATTCGTTTTAGACTTTGTCAAAATTTCAGTAGTTCCTTTTATACAACCATCTATTAATGCATCAGTTCCCCAAGTAAATTCAACTAAAGTCGTACCTCCAAGAGCAGTAGGAAAAAATTTATTTTTAAAATTTTTATTTTCTCTATTTATAGCCGCTCTAACTCTACTTACAATTTCTTTTTTCGCCATTACTTGTGTACCTTATAAAAATCAAGTATTCTTTTTATATGATCTGGAAAACCTATATTATCTCTTAAAGTTGTTGAAATTTCATTTCTTATTTGGGCTCCAGATATTGATAACCCTGATTTTCTTTCATCTTTAAGATAATATTTTGCTAAGTCAAAACAAGCAAGTTTTAAATCTTGCGGTGTAGAAGCATATCCAGAACGATAAACAACTTTTACTGCTTTTAGTCCTTTCGGAAATGCTTTATCACTTGTAGCTGTTGTTCTTCTTATCAAATCTAGCTCAGTGTCTACAATATACTCATATTTTCCACTCGAGTCTGAATTTTCTGTAATTAAAGTAACATAACTATCAGCTTGACTTTGTCTTTCTTGTACTTCACTAACACTTACTAATGGGCTCTCATCCACCATTACTGCAGTAGTATAGTTATCTCTTATATCGAAAAATTCTGTTTTATCTGTTGAATAAAAATCAATAAAACTAGTTCCACAATACGTTTTTACTGCTTGGCTTATAGACGGTATAATAACATTAAGCTTTGCGTCTTCGTTCAGACCTTTTATGCCTGCGAAGTCCTTGTATTCTTGTAATGTTATTAAGTTTGCCATAATTCATAAAAATTGGTGGTTTATAGGTAAACCACCAAAACCATTAAGCATTAAGATGCTTTATAAGCTCTTGCGTGAACTGATGTTGCACCGTCAATTAAGTCAGAGAAACCAAGTCTTTGTGAAGCCACTAGGACTCTTCTTTGGTTTGCTACTTCATAATCAGACTCGATGGTTACCCCTCTAAGTCTTGGCATTACATAGTTTCTAGCATAAACAGCGATAGCATGTATTTTACTTACTGCTGGTGTTGCGAATTCATCACAAAGAAGAACTCTTGAACCGAACACTTGTCCGATTTCACCAGATAGCTTAGTTGCCATATCGCCAACTAGGTTAGCATCTTGGAACTCTGCGTCTGATAGTAAATTAAAGTACTCTTGTTGGTTAACAATGTACACTACATCTGCTGGATTTACACCATATTTACCCATTTTCTTTCTCATAGCTAATAGGTCTGCTGCTGTTAAAGACTCAGATGCAAATGCTGTTGCTGATGTAGTCAAGTGAGTACCTGAACTGTCATCTGTTCTAGCTAAATGTCCTAAACCTTCAAATGCTGCGCCTGAAGTACCAAAAGCACCGTCAGCATCGTCACCTAAAAGAATAGCATTTTCTATTGCTCTTGCATGTGATCTTACCATTGACTCTCTAATTAAAGGAAGTATTGGCATGATTGCGTCTTCTTCAGTTTCATTACCTAAGTATGATTGTGAAATTAGTTTTTTAGTTGAAAGAGTTTTTTCTGTTAAATCAACTCCACCTGCTGAACCAGGATTGTATGCATCACCTCTTTCAGCCAAGTTACCGTGTGGTGAAGAACCACTTGCAGCTTGGTTTGAAGTGAATTCAGCATAACCTGAATCTGGTAGAATTGGTATAATCATATTAGCAGAAGTCATTGGTATTTCTCTAAATAGAGGTGCTAATACTAACTCATTCTGAATGTCTCTTTCGATGTTTGTTGAAACGATTTGCTCAAAGTCACCTGAAGATACTTGAACACCTGAGTGCTCGTTCACTTTTTGCATGACATTTTTCGCATAATCATTGTCCCAACCTTTACCAGTCGCTAGACCAGCAAATTTTGCGTCAATAATATCGTTTTCGAAAGCTTTTTTCCAGTCGCCTTGACCTGTTCTGTCTGAAAAGATTCTTTTTGACTCTCTGATATTCATGATTTCTTCTGATTTCTCAGCTAATTGAGACTCAAGTGATTTAACCACTGACTCTAAATCTTCATGCTTTTCATTGACTCTCTTTTCAACATCAGACATAAGCCTTTCAGCTCCTGATAAACCTGCTTCAATAACAGATTTTTGTTCTTCCTGCTTTGCTTCTTGAACAGCCTTTTCTTCGGCTTCAATTTGAGCTTGCTTTTCAGCCTGCTCTTTTTGTGCCTTTTCTTCTGCTGCTTTAAGTTCTGCTTGCTTCATTGCATACTGAGCAACAGCTTTTTCAGCTGCCTCAGCGGCAAATTTGTCAAGATCGAACTCTGGAGAAGTTTCAGGATTCATTTTTTCTTCTGACATAGTCGTCTCCATTTCTTGGGATTTCTCCCCACTTGGCTGCTCAATTTTCACAGCGTCTGCTGAGTCTATCGAGTTAGCCTTGATAAATTGCTTTTTAAACTTATTGTATTCTTCCATACTATCAAATGACTTTGCTAAAGAGAACGTTGCTCCCTGGTTGCAAGGTACTGATACTACAGAAACTTCAAAAAGTTCTGCGTCTTTTATTTTATATCCGTCAGTTTCGGTCATATAATCTGCATCCTTGACTCAGAAGCCGACAGAAAACGCTCCAAGGACACCATCTTTTACTAAATCTTTTATCTCACCTGCTGCTTTAGAAATTCTACCTGAGATTTCTAAACCTTTATCGGTTACTTCTAAACCAGTTGCTCTACCGATAGGTCTATTATAGTCATGATTAAAAAGTAAAACAGGATTATTTTTGAAATTTTCTAGTCCACCTTTTGCCCATGCTTCTGCTTCGATTATATCGCCAGCTCTATCTAGTGCATTTGTACTTGCAGAACCTTTGATGTCGATACCGCCATCATCAGTTTCGCCTAGTGTTTTAAAAGTATTAGTCCAGTGGAAAATTTTATTTGCCATCTTTTTTCTCCACTTTTTTATCCTGTTTCGGTGCTGGTGCTACAGCAATGCTTACAGGATATCTTTTGTTAATCACAGAAAGCACTCTATTCCAAGAACCAAAATATCTTCTTATAATATAGTCCTTAACTGGAACATCACTTCCATATGATTTATATTCCATCAAGCTCATACTTTCTACTTTATTTTTAGCAAAAAATTCTGAAATTGATTTGATCATCATATCTTTAGTCATATTTATTCCTCTTCAGAAGGACTCTCAGTTGGTCGTCCTCCTTCCTCTGGATTAACAGATGAACCTGCTAAATTAACAGGAACTCTTGGCTCATCAAATCCATCGATTGGGTCTTTACCTAAGGCTTCTCTAGCTTCGTTTGTGCTTATAATTCCTGTATTTACAAGCGTTGCATAATAAGCTGCTTGGTCTCTTAACTCAGGTTGTAAAGCAGGAATTCCTGTTACATCTTCAATAAGATTAAACCCAAAAAATCTCTCAAATGCATATCCTACTTTTTTAACTATAGGAAGTATAGTCTCTAAGTAATATAGTCTATGATTTGGTCGTATGTTTGCATTATTACCGCCATCTAGTAAAATTGGGGGTAATCCTAATGCTTCAAGAATTATTTTTTCGTTAGCTTTTATTGAATCTTGAAAGTCTAGCTCTCTAAAATTTACTTTAGTTAAAGAGTCAACTTCAAGTCCACCATCTAATATAAGTGGTCTTCGACCTCCAGTAGTTGGATTATATCTCATGCTCCATGCTTGTAACATTCTTTCTTTTATTTTCTCAGAAAGAGTATTTGGAGATTTAAGAACTAATCCTGGTACTGCACCGTTCTTGAAAAAATTATCTTGAAATTTTCTCATGTTACCAAGAAGTTGCATAGTTCTAAATGCAGGTTTTAATCTTGGAACTCCTCTATAAATAGAGTTAAAACTGTTTTCTTTGATGTGAATAATTTCGTTCACATTATAATCTATACTATTATCAAATGAATACTTTTCTATATAAGTATTGTCATCTGAGTATATTGTTACTTTTTCTGCAGGCAAATGATAAAGATGCGCTCCATCAAAGTAAATAAATATATTTCCATCAATTAATAAGTCAATTATCAGATTTCTTTTAAATGTACTTATATCTTGAAATGGATTTGGTTCTTTATTTAATAATGTGTCTACTTTTACTCTACGAATGTTTTTAATTATATTGTTAACTCCTTGTCTCTGTTCTCCAACAGTAAAAGGTATTTCAGCAACATCATCTACTATCATGTTTACTGCTCTATTAACAACTTCTAAATCTTCATAGGCATTTCTATAGTTTGTAACAATCTCTCGCGAGTCGATTGTCATACCTTCGTTTCTGGATATGACGTATTGCGAAGGATTTAATTTTTCCTCCGTATCGTCTCTTCTGCCTAAAATAAAATCATACCATGCCATGTTTTTCTCTTTGTATTCCGACCCACTTAGCTTGTTTCTCTGCAGTGATTAGTTTGGGTCGCTTTCCGTATATTGAGTGTAATCTCAAATGGTGCTGATGGCAGAGAGTAACTGTTTTTTCATAAACTTTTTCATAGTTTTCACTAATAAACCTTTCTCTAATATTTAATATATCGTTTTCATTCTCTATACTAATATTATTCTCACGTAGCCAGGTTTCCAATAATTCGGTTAATCCGTAAAAATGGTGAAAATCTAATTTATCTGTGCTTCCACAAATAAAACACTCTTTTTCTTTTTTATACTGTGATTTAGCTTTATCTCTCACATATTTAACTAAATCTCTTTTAAATTTCATATCTTACTCTTAATTAGAATTATAGCAAAACTTTCCACCAAAAGTCAAGAAGTATTTTTTACAGGTGTGTTTAAAACGAGGTGGCTGTAGTTTCAAATGTATATAGTGCATAACGTAAAGCATCTGCCATATGGGATGCTCCATCATGTTTTGGTCTCTCTTTCATTAAATTAGGGTTTGGATCCCATTGATATTGGTCTAAAGACATCAGGACTTCTCTGCAGCCTTGATTGACATATAAATCATCATTATCAACTATTCCTGCTACATGTCCAATTCCGTCTAGTACAGATTTTTTAGCATTAACAGTAGTAATATCATAGTTTTGTGCAAAATCAAATCTAGTTTGTTGAGCTGCTGAATCTATATAAATCCAATCAATATTATATTTTTCAATCATTTTTCTTATTTGAATAGCGTGTTGTTCAGTTGTTCTTTCTGAATCTAAGTATTCATCTAATACATAGTATTTCTTTTCTTCCCAGTCGTACGCTATAACACAGAAAGCTGTAGGATCTTTATAACCTACATCAAGTCCAGCAAAGACATCCATATTAGTAGTATCAAAATTAGTTAAATCATTTATTTGTGACTCATGATTAAATGACCATATCTGTCCTTCATATACATTAAAGTCAGCTAAATACTCTTGGGCAAACTCTGCTTCTGACATTGTTTTCTTTGCTTCTACAATGTCCGCTTCTGCTACTCGAGGATTTTCATGCCAAGTTGCTTTTATACTTGCCCATTCTGGAAATTCATCAGAGTAACCTCTATAATAAAATTCTGCAAAATAATTATTTCTACCCCTTGGAGTAGATATAAAAATTGCTTTTGAGTTTTCTTTATCTAGTGTGGGCCTGAGCGCAACATTGAAAGCATCCCTCCCGTCAGTGAGAGCGGCCTCGTCGAATATGATGAGATCGTATGATCTACCCACAACCGAATCAACTTGATTAATGGAGCCCATACGAATAGTAGAATTGTTCGATAGTTCAATAACTTTATCTTTTGCATTGTCTCTTATTACCTCTAAATCAAAATGTTTAATTAAATTTCTTTGCAAATCAAATGAAATTTGCGATAATGAATAGTTTGGTGACATTAATAGTACATGACTATTTGGAACTAGACAAATTAATTGTCCGATTATATTAGATATATAAGTTTTGCCTTGTCTTCGTGATACTGCAGCACTTATAAAACGATATTTGGGATTATTAACTGCATTAATAATCGCTGTTTGAGAGGTATTTGGATTTATTCCTAATAAGTCCATATACCCATCAATAGGTAATTTAATGAAACGTGATTCATCAAATTCCATTAAGTAGGTAGTCTCTACATCTGCTCTGCTTACTTCAATCAATGGAGTGTCTCTGGTTTAAATAGATTTTCCTCATCGTCAAGAAGTTCATTTTTCTCAACTACTTTTAAAAGATAAAGGTAGGCACTACATAACTTAGAGTAGTTAAGTTCTTCAGTTGTAAGACGTTTTCCTTGTAACTCTTTTTCAGTAAATTGTAAAAGAGCTTGTGTTACTTTAAGTGTGGTTTCATCTAACCAAATTTTTCTAGTATCAACTGTTGGTATTGCCATTATTTTTTCCTTTTTCTTCTAATTCCTTTAACATGTTTTTGGGATTTGGGAGGTCTTTTTGTACTGCCTCCTGGCCCTGCCCAAAAAACTTTATTTGCCCAGTAAGCTGCTGAAGATTTACCCTTACGAATATTCTTAGCATGTCTTGCCTTAAAACTTTTTCTTGCTTCTGGACTATAATTATGACCCATGCCTTGCGCTCCGAATCTAATTATTTTTATTTTGCCACCAACTCTTACAGCAACAACAGCTTTTTTAGTTGGGTGGCTAGGAGTTCTTTTTGGTTTGTTTAAACCTGAAAGCCCTGCTCTTTTTAATCTAGCTTTTTCCGCTGCTGTAAGTGCCATTTATCTTCCTCGTCTTGGTAAAATTCTACCTGTACCTTTTTTGCTAAATCTAGCGCTTTTTGGTTTTACAGTTTTACCGAATCTTGGTCCAATAGCTTTAGGTGAGGAGGCATATCTAAATGCTTCGAAGCTGTTTGGATTTTTACTATTTACAGTAGTTCCTGCAGCTGAGTTCATGTCTCTTGTAACTCCTCTTTTGAGTTTATGTTTACGAATCTTTTGTGTGTTATGAACACCAGTAGGTCCGCTTAAAAATCCGCCTTGTCTAGCCATTTTTCTTTTTCCTTAAAGCTCTCTCATATGTTCCATGAGTGCTTCCTGGCATGTATCTTTTAGCTTTTCCTCTGCCATGAGAATGAATGCCTTTTAATCCCAATTGCTTAGCTCTTCTACGAGCAGCAGTTGCTGATTTATAAATATCTTTTTTCTTTATATAAGTTTTATGTGTTCTTTTATTCAGTGCCATTTTTAATGTAGTTTGTTAATCTAGCTTTATTGTGGGCTGTTTGGGGTAAGTTTAAAAGCTGTCTTATCTTTTTACTTTTTTCAATTTTTTCATTTGTTTTTTCTACAAGATCATCTAATAGATGTCCTATTATATGAAGATTATTAACTATACTTTTTCTATTCATGGTCTCCCTTATTAGGAGTTTACCTTTTCTTTCTGGTAGTACTCCTCTTTTTTCTACCTCTTTTTGCAAAAGTAGAAACCATTGTTGGTTTACCTCCTGGATTTCCTGCTGCTCTTTTTCTTCTTACTGCTGATTTTATTTGAGCTTTAGTCATTCTTCTAGCTTTGCTTGCTGGCACACATTTTGGGTATCCACCTTTGCCTTTACCTCTAGCTGACTTTCTTCCACAAGGAGCATATCCACCGCCTTTACGAGGTCTGGATATATCTACCCAACCTTCTTTAAACCATTTAGTTAATCCACCACTTGGTTTAGCCATCTTCTTCTAAGCTTTCGCTTACTAAATAGTTTGCGGCTTGCACTAATTCATGCTCAGATACTGCTATTTTATTTGTCCACCAAGTATCTAACATCATCTCTTCATTGCCTTCTAATTCGTCTAAAATCATTTGACAATTTCTTATAATTACTTTGCAGCTTTTAATAGCAGAAGCACCATCTGTGTGCCCATCTTTTTGTATAATAAATTTACCGTTTCCTAATAATTTTGCTTTCATTTTGATTTATTTTCTGCTTCAATCATTTTATCTTTGATATCTACAGAGCCGTCCCAGTTTTTGTCTTTTCCTGAGATAATGTTCCAAAGTTGAACAAATTTGATTTTAATATACTCTATCATCTTTTCCTCTTTTTGCCAGTTCCCATGCGGTATCTTCCGCCTCTGGCTTTATATGTTTTTACTAACCACCCGTTTGCATAGGCCGATGGATACACCTTAAACTTTCTTCTAGCCTCAGCTTTAACTCTAGCATAAAGTACGGGATTAGTTGGAACTGGTTTTTTCTTAGCTGCTTTTCTTTTTCTTTTTCTTACTGCCATGTGTCTTTCTTAATCCTGCTTTCGCAGACTTGAAGATTGATGCGACTGTTTTCTTGCCCATCACTCTTGCTCGTTGTTCACCAACTGTTAATATTTGTATTTTTCTTGCATACGATTTTCGCACTCTTTTTACTTTACGAACTGTAGCTCTAGCGTCTTTTATAGTAGCAAACTTAATACGGACAGTATCTTTTGGATTTTCGTCAGTATATAATCTTCTGCCACTTCCCTTAGGTTTCTTTCCAGTTCCTACGCGCGGGTCTTTCTTTTTACGTTTTCTTTTTACGACCACTTTTATACTTTCCGCCTCTTTTTTGCCTTAAGCAATACTGTTTCTGAGAAAACCCTTTCGGATTATTGCAATTAATTTTTCGCTTTCTTTTTAAAGTCCATCTTTTTCGCATATCTCAGTTCCATTAATTGAGTCCTATCCTGTTGTATAATTATAGGATAAGGTGCTTGGTTACCTCCCCCTTTCGTATATGAAGGGTGCGACCATAAATATTCACACTTCTCTTGGCTCTCGTTTGCACGTGCCACAATGTTATCAATCGCATCTAGCGTTAGGTCTTCCACTACATAAACTACCGCGTCCCAAGGCTCTATTCTCCAGTTTTGTTCTATTAGTGCTAGAATGTCCTTGTCGTAGGAAGTAATCTTTATTTTGCCCTTGCAATAACTTTCGTAACTCCAAGGGCAGACATGTCGAATACTGTGAAAATACTGTAGCCAGTTATATTTAACCTCTACTTCTTTTCTTTTTTCCACCTTTTTTCTTTTTCTTCATACCTTTACTCTTTTGTTTTTTCAAAATAGCTTGCTGTAAAGCTTTAGGTAATTTTTTCTGTTTAGCTGTTAATGCCATTCTTAGCTCCATCGTCCGTCAGGACACTCTACCCATCGCAACTTAGTTTTGAGGGGCATAAAACACCCACATTTTTTGCAGGTCTTCCAAAATTTATTAAAGTAAGGACACTTTTTACAAATATCATATCTTTCTTGATATGATTGTTTTTCCCTCATTTTAAAGTTTTAGGTATAGGTCTATTACCTACTCTCTGTCTTTGTAGTCTTTTCTTTTTTGCTAATAATATAGCTTCTCTTTTTTGTTTTTTATATACTTCAAGATCTTCTATATCTGGCAACTTGTCAGGGTTTAATTTATCTAATATTTCCTGTTTTTCTTTTTTATCCATATACTCTCTCGTAAGCTATTTTTGCATTTTCTTCTGTCTCAAAAGTGCACTCTGTATTATTTTTCTTATCCCAAAAAGCATAACCATTTGTTACTTTATAAACACCTTCTTTTTGTTTTTTAATTTTTGGTGCTTTTTTAATATCTTTTTTGCTGTATTCCATTTTCATTTGTTTCTCCTAACTGTGCATAAAGAATATAGTAACTAATATTCCTGCTCCGCCAACTATTATTGATCCTGCAGAACCTATTAGTATTGCCTCTATTCTTTTTACGTTGTTATCTATATCATCAAAACGATTAAACGCAGTTTTCCAACGTTCTGCACAAACGGCCTCGTGTTTTGCTAAATCTGCTGCTACTTTATCTGCGTCCATTGCGCTATCCTTAATCTTCTGTGTTGATTTCATTTCAACTATTGTTAAATTATACCAAAAATAGTATCGAAAGTCAAGTACTATTTTTCAATGGTATAGATTTTAACGGGCTCCGACTTTCCTTTGACCGTAACTTCGTCAAGAAACTTGTAGTCATATCCGTCTACTAAACTGTATTCAGATATGATTAAGTCCGTATCATAAGTCTTGCAACTAGACTCTAACCTTGCAGCCAAATTAACAGAGTCACCAAGCACACTATAATCAAAACGTGTAGAACTGCCAAAGTTTCCAACGACACAGAGTCCCGTGTTGATTCCCGCTCCTGTATTAATCGTATCCAAGCCTTCTTTTGCGAGGGTGTCATTTAGTTCTCCTAATGCCATTCTCATTTCAAGAACAGCCTTGGTTGCATTTTCCACTTGCTGTTCGTCATCTAAAGGTGCGCCCCAGAAAGCCATAATGCAATCTCCCATATATTTATCTATTGTTCCTCCATGTTTGAGAATTATCTCAGTTTGATTGTCTAAAAATCGATTAATTAGATTAGTAAGACCTTGAGGGTCTGATTGGTATTTTTCCGAGATTGGGGTAAAACCTCGAATGTCGGAGAAAAGAAAAGTGAGTCGTTTTGTCACCCCACCCAATCTCAGTAATGTTGGGTCTTTTTGTAATTTTTTAACCAAAGTGGGACTTACGTATGTCCCAAATTGTTGTTTAATTCGAAGTTTCTGACGATACTCGGAAAGGAAACTCAGGAATGTATGGTATGCCCAAAATAAAACCGAGAATATTACGATTCCGCTAACGTCAAACAAATAAGAAGATTGATATAAATACCAGGTTCCATATATTGACCCGCCAACTATTAATAGTAATGAAGGTAATGAAAACCATACAGATCTAGTTGCAAATGCAAGAATCAATAAAGCCAAAAATGTTCCTGCCAGTTCTGCTCCAAATACCCAAGTAGGTATAGAAGGAGCAGATCCAGTAATAAGATTGTGAAGTATATTTGCTTGTATTTCGTGTGGGTACTTTGGGCCTGCTGGTGTGGGTACAGGGTTTGTTATACCCTCTGCTGTTGTTCCAAAGATAACAAAAGGAGCATCAATTGGATTCTTCAAAAACTCTAATCCTGTTTGCTTGTAAAACTTCGTATTCCAATTTAAAAAGATACGACCATTCGCATCTGTATTCATTAGAGGGTAGTTTGGAATTCTAATCCACTCAATACCTTCTTGTGTTGTTTTTAGCTGGTACGAAGGATCGTTTACGGCGACTCTTAAGAGTTCCAAGGCGAAACTCGGGTAAAGTTTTGACTCTACGTTTACTACTAGGGGAATACGACGAGTAACCCCGTCTATTTCCGGTGTAGCGGTTACTACTCCTAACCCCTTTGCGCTTGACTCCAGTGTAGACTCTGTAGGTAAAATTCCTGGGTATTGATATAGCCATGGTGTTGGATCCTCTCCTAACTGGGCAGTTCCCACATGTGGGTTTATTCCAGTTACTTGTGTCGATGCTGCACTAGCAAGGACTGTTGGTACTTGATTCATTCGCATTGCAAAGTAATCATCATAATCTTTGCCACGTAAGTCGGGGTTTGGCATAAGCACCGTAAATCCATTTATAGCATTTGTTGATGTTATCAAATCACCATATAAAGACCTCGGAAGCGGCCATCCCCCATACACCTTGAGTAAGTCTTCGTCAAGATCTACTATAAGAATGTTCTCATTTTGTACTGGTTCGGTATTCATAATTAGATAGTCGTAACCAATTAATTCGACTCTTTGCATGATACCAGGATTCCAAATTAGGAGTCCCATAAATAGTAATATTGTTATCGCTTTTTGCATATCTTGTGTGCCCTATCCCATACTTTATAATTATTATAAATTACTACAGCTCCCATAGAATTATATAATTTCAAGTCTTGTTTTGTAAATACACCTTCGTTCTGTAGTAACCAAAAAGGTGATAGAAAAACAGTTTTATGAGTAACCATATGTGCTAATCCAGGACGCTCTCCAAGTAGCGGATTTCCTTCTACTACACAATCATACTTTAATCCGCGATAAGTAGAGTACACATCTAATACGTGTATGCTCCAAAATAAGTACCATTGTGCTTTTGTACTATCATCTGCAAAATCAAAATCTGGTAGTATATTTGTTTCTGAGTTTTTAATTAATTCTGCGTCTGCTTGAATCTGTTCCCAGTTCCAAGGTATATCAACCTCCAGATTGGCGGATTGTAATTGTAGTGTCACTACCAGAGTTAAGAATAACGTTGTAAGCTTTTCCATCTTGTTCTATTATTATGTTGTAGGCAGTCTGCCCGTTTAGATCCAACTGCACAAACTGGTTAACTTGTCGTATAAGTGTTACAGTTTCTGCGTCACCGAAGGTAGTAATCTGAGTAGTTGGATCATTTCCATACTCAGTACCTTGTAAATTTATTGGCGAAAAGACACTTGCAGATAGTTGGTCTTCTGCTGTAAGTAAGTCAAGTTCTTCGATAACTTCTAATAAATCTTCTAAGAAGTTTACATCAAGATTCTCTATATCAAGTTCAGTAAATTCTAAATCATCATAAGCTAGATAATCTATTTCTAACTCCCCGTAAGCGAGATAGTCGACGTCAAGAATATTGCTACTAGTGTCATCACTTCCAGTTTGTCCTGTATTTTGTTCGATTTCTTCATTTTTCTTTGGTGGTGAGACAATTAATAAATTGTCTATCAAGTCCAGTGTTAAATCCAAGATTACAGACTTTGATGGTGCCTGCTCCCAAACGGTAGTAACAGTGGATTGGTATGGTTTATTTAATGTTGTGCTACCCATGGCAGTTGAAACTACAATCTCACCACTAGGTAAACCCTCTGCATCTGGTAAAAGTATAACAAGACTTCTGCCAAATTCGTCTACGGTAACAGTAAAATCTGTTCCACGAATGGCTATCTGTGCTGTTGGAGTAGATATATTAATATTCTGTTTATTTATCTGTCCAATCTTACCAGTTATAAATCGAGCAGTGCCACTTGCAAATTCCATTTTCATCTTTGACTTATCTGGATCAGGATCAAAGATTACTTCATCAATTATAAGTTTGCTATGCTCTGTGAGTCGAACCTGACTATCGTCAATAAACGTAATTCCTAGTCGCCCATTAGCTGTACGAACATCGTCCATTTGTTGAATGTCTTGTTCTAAAAAAGCAGGAACGGTGTCATCTCTTATGACAGCACCGTTCCCACGAAGTTCTGTGATCTCGCCTATATCAGCATGAAGTGGAAGTTCCACCATCAGACTGAATAACACAAATATTACTATTTGACGCATCACTTTCTATTTTTAGCCAATCAAGTGCAAGTGTAGATGTTTGGTCTATATTAATAGTATTGCTACTACCATTTAAGTCCAAGTAAAAATACCCTGCGTCACTTGATGAAGCTCCGTAACCTGTTTTATCTAAGGTCATTGTATTGGAATCTCCAAAGATATCTATGTAGGCAGTATAGTATTCAGAATCTATGTTAAAGTCTAAATCATTACTGTCACCGTCCATGATTAAATCAAAGTCTAAGTAATCAACTGCAGATGATTGACCGAAATCAAAGTCAAATGCATTTGAGCTACCTGTTACATCAACAAAAGCGTTGACGAAATCTGCTCCGTTTAATCCTGTAGTATCCATAGAGAATTCAAAATCATTACTATCGCCATCAAATTCAAAGAAACCTGTAAAGTTACTTCCTAATATCCCATCAGTAAGAAACTTATTAGAACTTCCGATTTGATTAATATCAAGCGTCCAAGTTCCACCAGTAAGGATTGCAGCAGTCATTGAGCCATTTACAGACTGTAAACCACCAATCATATTACTTGAACCTAATTGCTCGAGGTCGATATTAACGTTGTCGCCTGATTGGTCTATGTAGATTTCATTATCTGC